GTGTTGCAAGATCGCCTCGCGACGATCCTTGACGAGCTAGACGCTGGTTAGGCGTTTGGTCGTCAAGACCGATAAAGGAGTCAAGGTAAGATCCCTTGATTCCTTCACGTATCAAGCTGAGGATCGACTGCTGTGCGTATTGCATAGCAGTCGGCTCTACAGCAATAATACGAGGTGTCTTCATCGTCTTAGGAACAGAGATAACCTTCACAGGTCTCTCTGAACCAGGTTCGAGGAAGTCGACTTGTCCCAACTGCTCCCAATAGGACCAGTTAGGCAGAACCATCTCCCCATATGGGAAGTATGGTTCAAGTCTACACGGCCATTCAACCTGGACAAACTTTTGATTCCCAACTAAGGAATCAGCAGTCGCTCCAGGGCCGTGTTTCGGCATAAGCTCCCCGTTATAGACCTTTCGGTCTATTTCAGAGAACATAGTGCCGAACAAAAGAGTACGAATACGAGAGAATGCTTCATACTCTCGGTTACTATCGTACTCTCTGACTTCCTGCTCACACTCAATGAACTCTTGAAACGCCTTACGCTCTCGCGAAGGCGTACAATCAAGGTTTATCTTGCCAAAAAGCAGCGTAAGCTGCCTAATGGCTCGAATAGCCTCGACAGAGGGTTCATCAAGTAGGACACCAGTACCCCGGTCGAAAATGAGACAAGAGAAACCCGACAGAAATGCCGGGAGACTCCCGCTTTTCTTAAAAGAAAGAAAAACGGTGTTGTCCACATACCCACGCTCCAGACTTGTTTCCAAGTCTTTTGCGAAGGTAGGGAGAGTTATCGTGAGAAACGATAACCCTTCAGTTTTCGACCGAACCTCGACTGTTTCACAGTCGTGGTGGGCGCTTGTGCACCATCCACCCGCCAGTTCTACGGCGAGCTTTTTCCAGAGCACAATTAGGCTTTTCACATTACCTCCTGATAGAGGTGGATGATCCTAAGCTAATTGTTCTCTCCTGACCACGAATGCGGTAGGATGCCGAAAGAGAGGCTCTTGGCTAGCTTTCGCCGCCAAGAAGCTTCTTCAGCAACGCATCCGTTGTCGCACTCCACGTCCCTTTCAGGCCGTTGAGTAGCGACAGCTGGTCCGCAGCCGAGAATTGACCTGCGTTCGGAAGATCGAACACCAAGTAGCAGGACATGCTACGAGGTGCGGTCGTCCCCGAAATCAG